CTGACGATCTTGAGGAACAGCTAGACAGCTTAAATCTTAAAGCAGAGACAAAACTGGAGAACCTAGCTTGCTACATCCAGAACCTAGAAGCAGAAGGAAACGCTATCGTAGAGACGGCTTCTAAGGCAGTCGATAGGGGCAGGAGTAGGTTGGCAAAGGCGAAGCGTCTGAGAGCTTACATGGCTCTTAATATGGATGCTATAGGGCAAGACAGAGTGGATACTGATCGTGTATCAGTTAGACTCAAGAACTCTCAGCCTAAAGTTGAATGGTCTGGCGAAGCTGAAGATATCCCAGAACAGTTCCAGAGACATACTGTCGCACTGGATAAGAAGTCGGCCAAAGCGTGGCTCAAAGAGAATAATGAGCTACCAGAAGGATTTGTGATTACGACTGGCAAGCACATTTCACTATAGGGGGAATATGTCTACAATGATGGCAGTAGCATTTATAGCAGGAATCCTAGTATGGTCTTGGTTCGTAGCCTCAAATGAAGGAAGGTGGAAATGATTGACTTAGAAAAGATAATGACATGGTTCGCTGTGCTGGCAGGGATATGGCTTGCGATGTTCATCTCCCAACAGATGACCATGAGGGCAGTCAGGACAGAGCTGTCAGAGATGGTGATTCCGCTACATAAGACCGAAACCAAAATAGATCCCAGATTGCCATTGACAGCGAACCCCAACTTAGACTCTATTGCATGGTGCCTAACGCATACTGAACTAATGAAATAAATACAGAGGTTGCCCTCTAAGGTGGAGATCAGCGAAAGCCCTCAAGGCTTTTTCGGGGTTTCTACCCTAGTCCTCCAAGCCTGTGACACCTACGGGGGGCAACGTCTATCTGGTAGTTAGCCAGCGTTTTTTCTTATAGCGTCTATGTGGACCATCTCTACGATTTCCATCCAGAGACTCAATGATGCGATTAGCGTATGAAACCCACAAGGTTACCTTTTTGCTGGTGGGCAACTCTGGGTGTTCTGCTTCTATGTATAAGCTGACAATGTCATCTGCTGACTCACCAATAAACAATGCCTTAACATCAGTAGCTCCAGGCATTGCCTTAAATTGATCAGGATATTTTTTTACAAGTTCCTCTGCTGTCATAAATGCTTGGGGTATCGGGGATTTTCTTTTCTTGGAAGTTTTCACCATATGGTTCCTTCGGGCATCTAATCGTAGCTTTTGATTCCGCAACTTGCCCATCTTGTATGCAAACTTCGCCTTTACGATCATCTCATCTTCAGTCATTATCATCTGGCTCAGAAGGTTTTATCCTATAGGCCGTCACTGGGCGTGAGACTCGCTGTCCACCAGTGGAAACATTTCTAGTCTGCACAATTTTTGTCGTGCATTCTAATCGTCCAGCATTTTCCAGCACATCCAGCCTAGCGTAGATACTAGACGCAGACATACCCATCAAGGCTCTCAATTCTTTCATTGTGTAAACATTTTCTTCATCTCGCCTCTTCCCAGCAGAAAAGGCTTTTTCGATCTCTTCGATGATCTGTTCGGAGGTTATATGACTCATTGTTTTCCTTTGATCGGAGTTTCTCTGGATACATTCGACAACAAAGGTCTTACTTCGATTTCGCCATCGTCACTAATGATAATTACAAGTATGCCTATGCTCGCCATATTTTCTACTGCGATTCTGTGGACCCATTCGGTAGCAAGCTGAAACGCAGGGGTACTAATCATTCTGGTTACGCCACGATGATCATAGCCACTGTCCATATACTGATGGTTATGACTGCGTATTCCAATATCGGCTGGCCTCTTCTCATCCCATGCCTCTTGAAGGTTACCCCTTTTCATCTCCTGCCACATTTCCAGTGTAGCTTCCGCCCATACATCGAAAGCGTATAAGCGACTGTAGCCAGCCCTGGTATTCGCCCTTTGGCCCATGCGCCCATGATGGCTTATTGAGATCCTCACATCTCCTATATCCAATCTACGCCTGTAGCTGGAGTACATCCCCGTGTCTGGATCTTCGACTATAGGCCAACCTTGCTGTGATAACGCCCTGGCGATTCCTTCTTCGGACTCTGCTGATCTGCCAACGTGGACTGGGGTTCCACGCATCACATGGATCTGTTTCGGCTTGAGAGCTAACGGCACTCCCAGACATTCCATTGCTGTGCGTATATGGATGCCTGTCAATGGACTAGCAATCTGTGGCGTAGAATGATGATCCCCATCAATTAAATCGCCATTCAAAACTAAGTGCAGGGTGTTCCTTCGGGCTAAGCTCTTAACAGTGTCCCAATGATTCTGCCATTCTTCCCATAACCATTTCTGGGCATTAGACGGTTCATACCAGCCACCGTCATCTAACTCAATACCTGTATCGGGACACAACCCGATTGTCGATCCACAATGCAAATCACTCGCAATCGCTATGACAGTAGACATAGCTCTACATCCTCATAATCGGTTTCTATCCAAACTTTCGCACCACACGACAGAGGCTTATCAGGAGAATACACTACTCTACTGGGGCCACTTATCTTTACGCTTTTAGCGTACTCGTTGGATTTATACGTTTTTACCGTAATCACAGGTTCTCTCTCTCCAGTCTTGGCGTTGCTTCGGATCTTGTGCTGGTTGATGTGGATGATCGCTTTCATCACTCGCCCCAGAGGGCATATCCTACCCCCAACCCTGCTACAGCCAGCCACCAGTCAGCCTTGATTCTTAATCCAAACGATGGAGTCATAGAACTCCTGAGGGCTTCGATCTCTAATTGCTGTACTCTGGTTTTATCTTCGTATTCTGTAACTACATTTCGGAGGCTGACAATCATCGTATTCTGGGTCTGTGAACGAAGTGCCTGAGAAGCCGAAATTTCACGTTGCACTTCTAGTGAAGTCTCCAGTGAAGCAATCTGAAATTCGTATCCTTCAACCACCTCGTCTAGTTGGACCTGTGCTGAGTCTCCTAGACTAGCCCTGAGAGTCTCTGTAGTCGATTCTAAGGCACTTCGTGACTCTTCTCTATCACTTACTAGGGAATCAAGGACAACCTCTCTGTACCTCACTTCTTCCCAGTATTCTATTTCGACAGAATCAAGTCGGGACTGGATCGAATCGGCTATAGATTTAGCCTCGTCCAGTTCGACAGCCTGGACTTCTAATTGTTCTGCATGGGAGTCGGCAATACCACTGTAATATTTTGCCCTCATGGAAAACTGCATAGCCAGACCCAGGAGGATCACGACTACGACAGCCATGACAGTTGTCGGTGTAATCCTTACCATCGTGCAGGTGCCGTCATCCCAAGCTGTCCCCTGACATCCAGGTGAGTGAAGTTGTCATAACGTCCAATGCCGAAAGTTCTTGATTGTGGGTGCATCTGTAAAGCTAATGCAACTTGTCTTGGCGTGAAACCTATCTTTACTATATCGCAAGCCCCTAGTGTTAAGTGCATACTGCGAGACACCCCACCAATAGACCTGTTATAATTGCGATCACGATACCATGAATTGATCAGTACGGGGGCAGTTATATCATACTCTCTGAGCCATTCAAGAACTCGTATCAGTGGGAGTGCGTTCTTGAGTTTGGATAATGCAGGAGCCTCCAGGCAGTAGCCATTTGCTTCCCTGCCTACATCTGCTATTTCAAGTGGCGAAAAATGCTTTACGCCATTCTTATCCAGAAAAGCTTGGCATAGTTCCACCCATTCATTTCTCTCCACCATCTGCAAATCCTCTGTCATTGTCTTTCAGCTTGGGTCTGCGTGGTTCCCTGATTGCTGATCCGATTCCCTTTGCTACTGCTCCTACTTGTGGGCCTAGATATTCTGCGATCCTGGGTCCAGCGGTCCACATCAATAAGCCAGTGAATATCGTACCCAATAATGCGTAGACTGCATTTTCTACCTGGAACCATAAAGCCGAATCACATACGATTAATGCTCCCGTAAAAACGAGGCATCCCACCAGTAAAGTCCGTGCTGCGGACAACTTACCTTTTTCGTCTACTAATATGTCTCTTATCATCCTACAGCTTTACCTCCAAATCTGTGCGCTGCTCCTGACATAATAGCACCCGTAATTCTTTGTAACAGATTCAACTTCATAGCTGGAGGTACATTGTCTATAATCACTAATCTTGCTTGCTCAAATGCTCGTTGCCCTGCTCTGCCTTCGGGGAAGAAGAGTCTCAAGAATTCTTGGCCTTCTTTGGTGCTACGTTGCATTACGTTGAATATTTCAGGCCTGTTACTCGCCCTTAATTCACCGATCACATTTCTTTGCCATACACCCTGAAGGAATGCTTCCTGTAATTCTTTTGCATTATCTTTTCCTAAAGGACTTGATGCTATTTGATCTAAGATGCGTCTTAGCCCATCTGGAGTCATTACATCTTTCGCCTTGAATGCAATATTGCCAGCATCTCCAGCGGCTACTCCCAAACTGCCGCCTTTCAGGCTGAAGCCCATGTCGTAGGCTTGCTCTAATTGTGAGCCTAATGCGAATTGTCTATTTGCAGTCGCAAAAGCACCTTTTGCAGGTGTAACTCCTGCTCTTGTTGTCATGTTGCTGTATGCGGCTTCCATGTGACCACCCAATCTGTCTACTTGCTTGTCCATATTCCTAGCTTTAAATGCATTACGAAGTTCAGTCACATCATCTGGGCTGAACAGCGTTGGCTCGTATACCTTTTGATAGTTAGCCGCCCATGCGTCATCAGCTTCTTTCTGTATTCTGCTCATCTCTGCATTAGTAGCACTAACCTCATTGTCTAGGCCGTCAATCTCCTTCTGCCGTTTGGTGGTGGTGGCATTGTAAGCGTCATCAGCTTCTTTCAAGGCTTGTTCTATCTTTGAGTCCTGCTTCTTGGCTGCATCGGTCCAACCCCAATCGGTACGTTCTAATTTAGGAAGTGCATCAATTTCTTTTTCTACCCTTTGTAAGTCTCCCTTTTTTTTGTCATTCCATGTATCCCATACTTTTCTTTCGGCATCCATATCATCAAATTGCACCTTACGCTGGCTGTACAGCGGTTTGCCGTCCCTGGTTGCCCAAATCGTACCATCCTCTTGTATGAAACGTTTTGGATAACCCTGTGGAGGCTTGATTTTTATGAATCCTAAATTTGGGTTCACTGAGCGTTTTACAATTGCGGGTAGCGATTCAAGAGCATCAAGTTCTTTTGTTAGCCTTTCCAGTTTTGCCCTGCCTTTCGGCATTGGCAGCGTTGGTGACGCACCCTGACGGATAGAGCTTCTGGCATCTAGTTGTGCCAATATTCTTTTAATAGAAGCTCCCCGACTTCCTTTTTGCCATACATCTTCTATATTTATCCTATTCGCAAGCATCCAATCAGAAAGCTCCTCAACAGCCTCTAATTGTTCCCTCTGAACTGCTGTTCCACTTTTTGGTATAAATTTACCTGTGGTTTTACTAAAGCTACCCTTGCTTAATACATCAAAATTTTCAGGTTTAAAGAAGTTGTCCACCTCATCAAAAGCACCATCTGTCATCCTTCTACTTCTACCGATAATATCGGGGCTTTCTAGTAGCTCGTCTAACCTTCTAGCAACTACTACGCCCTCATCAGGTGTGCCTACCAAGCCTTTCCTAGCACCACCCAGTAGAGGTAGCCTACGGGTTGCTGTCGAAAGAGCCGCACTTCCCAGTGCAACTGGTCCTGCTCCATATTGGTCTAACAATCCTTGTGCGGATTTAGCAGTAGACTCCAGCCTTTCTGGAAGTGATCCTTCGGTTTTACCTACGTTATAAAGACCAAGATCCGCTGCCATCAGAGGTACGTCTGTCAGTATGCCGCCTAGCCTTGGATCTTTAGACAATCCTGGCAATCGTGGTAAAAGCGTTCTTTCGTCTACACCCCTGCGGATAGTCTTTCCGATCCCAGGAAATTGCTTAGCTCCTTTAACAAATTTACCGCCTCCGTACAGCATTCCTGCTAGACTGCCACCAAAAGTAGTTTTGGGGAATTGTTCTCGTTGGCCTTGCAACCTAGCCCGATACGCTTCTGTGCCTTCTTCACGATCCATACCGCCTGGGAGCAATCCTGTGACTGCTCCTGCTAGTTCATCAGTGAATCCAAACAAGGCATCTTGTGCGAAACTTTCGGCTCCTGCCGCCAACTGTGAACCCACACCTGTACCTACTTGGTATGCAGACATTCCTGCTCTTCGTAGCTCATCCATGCTATTAAAGCTACCAAGACCGCCCTGGGAAGCTTCCTGTAAAAACGCTGCTTCAACTTCCTCTTCGGGCGCACCAGAGGCTATGATCTGATCATAAAGATCAAGAAGCTCCTGAAACTCATTGTCTGGATTTATTTCAGCCATTGTTATTATCCACCGCTTAGATATCGGTCAGTGAGCCTTTGAAATACATTTGTTTTCTTTTCTTCTTTTGACATCACAGGCCTACCCAAGCTGTAATCTAAGCCTAAATCGTAATTTGCTGCTGCTAGTACTGCACCTTCCATGCTATCACCAAGAGCCTGTCTTTCCATATGAGACATACTATCCCAATCTGCTCCAGCATTAAGGTTGGTTGCTAATGCCAGCATTTCTTTATTGCCTTGAGACATTCCCATTAGAAGATTCGTCAAACCTCGATATTTCATTCTAGCAACTCTTTCATCATCTGCTAATGTCGGAATTACAGCACCGAAGTATCTCATAGCTTCCTTATTGGTCATTTGCGCTCCCGACAATGCTCTGACTATTGGATTGATAGCCTGTAATGCCAGAGTCGAACCAGCCCTCATAGCTTGCGCCTGTTCGCTGTTGCCCACTAATGAGCTTTGCACCCATTCATGGAACATAGAAGTCCATAGTCCTGGAGTATCGTCACCTGCTTGCCGTCCTAAATTGCCCATATAGTTAGTTATAAGTTCGTCTTTCCAGCCAACGTCCACTAAATTTCCTGACTCGTCATGCTCCAAGCCAGCCATAGCAAACCAATAAGGTCTAATAGCGTCAGCGGCTTCCACTGCTGAAAAAGTCAGATCCATTTTGTTGCTTCCTGAACCTGAACCATCACCAGTAGGTTGCGACATAGGTATGAATCTACGATCTCCAGTAGCCGAATTTGTATTAAGCATCCATCGACCATACGATTTAGTGCCATTCACATCATACCATCCTATTTCGTCATCAAGCTCCCAATCTGCCTCTACTGCATCTGGGGATGTCGGGAAAAATTCTTGAACAACTTTAGCACCTTCTACCCCTCCTATCTCAGTTGCCTCGCTAAGAAGGAGGCCTTGCCATTTCTGCGGATCGACTCCTTCAGGTGGCCCTTCTACGATTTCCTGTAGTAGGCCTCCAAAGGCTTCTCTTTTTCCTTGAGCTTTTGCTTCTTCTTCCGCTAGTTGCTCTTGTTCTCGTATAACGTCATTCGCAGAAGTTATTTCACCACTAAGCTCTTCTAGTCCTACACCTGCACCTTCTCCTTGAAGTAAGCTAGTACCTAACTGTAGCATACCCTTTGCCATTCCTGGCTTTTGCAATAGACTGTCTACGGCTGCCGCAGCACGTTCCACTTTTGTCAATGGCCGTATTTCTTCTGGTCTGACTTCATCCCTACTAAAGTCTATTTTAGGTAGGGGTTCAGGTGGAAAAGCTATTGGTGACTGTGGTGGTCCCCTTCTTTTAGCTTCTAGTGGTTTCTCCAATTCCTGTAACATTTGTTGCCGTGGAGTTAAACCAGTAGTAGCAGGAGCTTGTACGACTTCTTCCACTGTTTCTTCGGGTGGCAATTGTGATTCAGCGCCCAATGTCCTCCAAGTGGGGTCATCCATATGAGCATCAGCTTCTAACACTAAATCAAAATTTTCCACACCTGGCCGCCATCGGCCTTCTACCAAAGCACGGACATTGTCATCTAGTGCCATGTATTGGTCTATCTGTTCCTGTTTTTTTCTGCTCTTTCCTGTGGCCCTAAATTCTGCTTTTGCCTTGTCAATCTCTTCCTGTGTCGCTCCTTGTGCTTTCATTAAATCTATTGCATAAGTGGACAAACCCTCTATTTCAAGTCTACGTCCCATAGGAAGTGGATCGTAGATTGCTTCAAGAAGACTAATGGCCTGAGAAATGGGTGTTTGACCCTGACCATACGCAATAGGTGCTGTCAATTTATTCCACAGGTCTTCAGACATTCCTGGTAGTATTTGCATCTGTGTACGGGCAAATGGACCACCTGGAATCGTCTCACCAGGAGATATTCCCACCGCTTCCATTCTTTCATCAGAACTCTTCAAAGCAAACCGATCATCAAGTAGTCCCGTTTCAGATGGATCTATTCCCCAATTTTCCAACAGCCATTTTTGGGCGTTTAGGGGTTCATCGACTGTTGTTTCTGGCGTAACTGTTGCTGAGTCAGGTTGGGCGTGTTGAATGTCTTGAGCTGTGAATGCAGTGTCTGATGGATATGGGGTCACCCCAGTATCCAGATGTTCCTGCCTCTCTCCTGGCGCAAGCGGGGGTACTGTGTCCATCACTCGTTGTGAGGCACTCTGATTCTCAAATTCCTCAGTAGGTGGAATAAGTAAATCTCTTCGTAGAGTAGTGTATCCTCCTGATAAGCCTCTGTTTCCAGGGGTCACTGGATCAGCGTCAATATTTACAGCAGAAGGTAAAAGTACTGGAGCAACTGGGTCTGCTCTGCGATCATTTACAGCATCCCACTCATATCCTGAGTCTCCTTTTTGCAAAGGTGCAGCAGGTGTAGGTATTGATGTGTCTACCCGTGGTGGGGCTGTGACAGAGTCATTATTAGATACAGCAGGGGGTACTTCTCGATTCTCAACCAACAAAGTATATTTTTGGTACAGTGCATTTTTGTCAGATGATCTCATTTGGTTCCAGTTATCTTGAGTGAATCCAAATGTTTCTGATGCCCATGTAGGAACAGGCTGGGGGGGAATAGAATCTGTATTAAGCTGTCGCTCTACATCTCTTGTAGTTATTGGAGGAGGAGGAGTTGTAGTATCCGAAACTGACACCCCAGCAGGAGGTATCTGTGTTATCGGGCGATTTATTCCCACTGTAACATCTCGATTTGCATCACCCCCAACATTCTGAACATTTCGGAGTGAATCCGCATTTGGAAGCTGTGCAAAATTCTCCTGAAATCCTCCTACCAAGCGTGGGTCATTAAATTGTCTCATTCTTTCATGTGCGACTGGATCGAACTGACGGTTTGGACCTCCCCAGGCCAACTGGTCCTGCTGCATATGACTTTCATATGCACTACTCTTTTGAGCAGTACTCATTCCATCCCACGTTTCCTGGGTATACTTTGCTTTAGCCCAAGTGGGTACTGGATCTGGGGTACGCATAGCAGGTGCATTCATAGGCCTCTTTGCACCTAAATTGTTGCGTAATAAACGCCCCATTGCGTCCGCTATATTTAGAGCCATCTTATCCCCACCCACCAAGACGAAATTGGTTTTCAGGTTTACCCATAAAGTTGAACCCTTTTCTAGCTGATGTTCTGGGCAAACGCCTCTCGGTTAAACCCCTACCGAAAGCTTGTCCCATTGAAGTTCCACCACCTGATAGCTGATTGTTAAATGTTTGTCCCATTGAAGTGCGATTTCCTAGACTTGGCATAAATTCCTTGTTCATCCCCCCAACGGTATCAATCTTCTCTTTATCTTCTTCACCACGGGTCAATCCAAGTCTATCCAACAAGCCTTGCTCTGGACTCAACTGATTATACAGCCCCAAGCCAGTGGTTAAAGCACCACCAAATTTTTCCAAATTACTAGTTTCTCGGCCATAATCTACCGTTCCTTGACCCTGCGCTCCTATCTGTCCCATCGCCTGGCCTATTTGTAACTGTTGGGCCTGATCAGCATTCCTGATCCCTGCTCTAGTATTTATCAGATCAGTATTAACTTGATTTTCCGTGTATTGACCCCTCGTAGCACCTTGTGCATAAGAACCACGTTTAACATTCTCGTCTATTGCTATCGCTCTAAGTCTTTCGGCTTCAGCGTCTGCGGCTGCTAGGTTTCCTTCTAAGTTGCCACCCATTCCTCTAAGTTTGTTTAGTGCCTCTTGCTGGATTGCCAAGCTGTTAGGGTCCATAGTCGTACTTGCGGTATACCTAGCGTTGCCTGATCCATAATCCACGCCACCGCCAGCACTTTGATCTACACCAAAGCTAGAACCACCACCACCACCGCCTTGGAGCCTGTTATTCACAGCACCCATTATTTTCTCCTTCCCTTTTCCTTTAAGGAAGTTTAAAACTTTTGGTGCTGCGAAAGCTGCGATTTGTCCCCACATTAGTTGCCACCTTCTTTATAGATTATTGTCCATTTAATGCTGACTGTTCCTTTATATTTTGCAGAAGTTCCACTATCTCCAGAAACACTTGTTATCTTCATTATAGCCTTGGGTTAGGTACAGACGATGTACTCAATGCACCACCATTCGCCACCTTAACCTCATAACGAGTCCCATCAGGACTTATGAGTATTAATCGCTCGTTGTTAGACAAATCTACATCTTCAAATTTCTTAAAGTTAGCCTTGTCTGCTGTTTCTAGCGATAGGTTGCGATCCTCTTCATCTTTTTGATTATATTCTTTACCAGGCCTTAATAAATTCAGCCTAGCGTTACCTGCCGCACCAGTTACTGTACTCATCGTCTACTCGTAGCTTGCATTTGAATTCTCGGCACTCCCAAGTTCCAGCTTGCGGCTGAAGCACTTGTAACTTTCATAGTAAACTGTCTGCCTTGAAAACGGATCGATGTCGGCTCAGATAATGTAATTGAAGATGTCGTACTAGCCGTAGATGTCGGATACATTTGATAGCTAAAAGTCAGTGTTCCATCTCCTGTGCTAGTAATATCAGGAATATACTTTGTCGCTGAAACCAGCCTGTCTCCATCTCCAAGCTCTATCGGACCCGACTGTGCAAATGGCACAATAGCAGTATCACCTTCGTCCTCGTATACACCGCCAATTTCCTGCTCGTACACATACCCTGATGTATCAAAACAAATGGGCCGTGCGAATATCCCTGCTGGATTGGCTCCGCTACGAGCTAATGATCCTACTGCCCAATGACCTTCTTCATAGTTATAGCTAACGTAGGCACTAACCTCTGTATCATTTTTAGGATAAAACCAAAAAATCTCGGTATTCGCATTATTATGCCATGCGACCACCTTAGAACCTTGCGCTTCTGTTATATTCGTGTGAAGAAAGTCTTCTACATCGCAAGGCACATTTTTGACTGAGCCATCGAACATGAAGAAACCACTTTTTTCTCCACCCATCCAATATGCCCGATTATTAGCTACAACTACGCTATTCAAAGATATGGGTCCACAATCGACTGCAAGCTGATTAAATCCGTACACATATGGAAGTCCTACATAAGTAGCCAGCCATACATCAGTAGTAGTAAATATTAGGATCTGATCTTTGATAACTACACCACCGATCAAGTCTCCTGTAGTTTCTAGAAGCTGTTCTCCTGAGAAATTAGTAGCTGTTGGTTCCCAGTTTGTATTGTCCTCAATATCTGACCAAAAAACAGCCCTTCGATTTTGGGTTCCAAGAGTAGCTAAGACAGTGCCTCCAAAAACCATTTGTATCCTTTGGGGAGTCACCAATGTACTGGTTGCTAGTGATGGTATATTCGTAGTACCAATTTTAGCATCTATTAATGTAGCTAGTGTTGGAGAACCTGGCGTACCTGGAGAATCTGTAGTCCACTCCCACAGCCTACCATCTCCTGGGGTAGTCGGAGTGCCAGGATTGTAATTCGTAGTGCCTGTTAGCTTTTCTCCAAATGTAGCCAACGACCATGTAGTCGCTGCCATTCCTGCGCCTAAATCTGGGCGAGGAGTGCCATACGAAGCGAATCCATATTTCCAGTCACCATATCCCGTGTTTGGGTCAGCATCTTCCTGTCCTGGGACTAAAGCCGTAGGGGTAATATCATAAGATTGGGCAGATTCATCGTATACATACAACGCTTTATAGGTGCCGACTGCCAACCACCTATTTTGAGTATTATCAGCCCACGTTATAGTAGTACGAGGTATGCCGTCCGCTTCTGGCAAACGATTCGCATCGGGATCTGTAGTATCGCCCCACAAAAGCCAGCCACCTATAGGCGCAGTAGCACCCATAGACCAACGTATGCAGTCGGCATCCAACCATCGTCCCCTAGCTTGATAGTCCGTACCCTGCTTATATACACCAGGTTGTAGTTTTAGCGGAAAATACTGAGCCATATTACTCCGTTATTATGCCATTTGCCTCTTCGATCACTAAATGTGGTTCAGGATCGGCAAGATCACCATTTAGAATATTACAGCCCTGGATGCCAGTACACTGCATGGCAAAATCCATTTGCTGTTCAATAAATTTCTTCTGTTCAAACAAGGCTCGAAATATCGCAGCCTGTGAAGGTAAAAGATCTACACGCTTTTCTGTTACTCCGTTACTCTTTGCCATTCTTTTTCTCCTTTAAGATTCTTTGCTCTATTTCTACTGCTATTAATCGCTCACTATGATCGTCAACCTTTTCATCCAATCGGGTCACGATCTTTTCTATCTGCACAATGGACTGCCTAGCTCCATTAAGACCAGCCCTCACTCCGCCATAGGCGGCCCCAGCGGCCAGTATCGCTGGGAAATATGAAATCACCTCTTCAATTCCCATCTTCAACTAGTTCTCTTCAGTGGTTCAAGAATTGGCCTTCCATCACTGTCTGTCCAATCAGTGCCAGAATCCTTCATATGCTCGTCCTGCCTTTCGGCCACGACCATCCAGCTAACTGTGTCGATGCTAATTGAGTCTTTGCAGGTGATAATTAGCGTTGATCCTGAGACTGATCCTTTCAGTGCTGACCAGCCAGATTCGTTCTGTAGAAACACCTGTGGATCACGACACAGTAGCTCCCATGTTCCGTCCGTCATTCCGACCTCTGCATCCAGATCTACACTAGCACTTCCACCAGAAAGAGCTACAGAGCCTCTATAAATTAGATCTGCCCTTGGACCCTCAACAAATGAGTGTACAAGATTATGCGTGTCGTTCATTGAAGGCAGTGGATGGGGAATTAAAAACGAACCACTTCCCTTACTAAATGCTCCCGTGACAATAACACCACTCCCATAAGGATTGAGTATGATGTATTTTGTACCACTAGTGCCGTCTTGATAAACACCTTGAATATAGGCATCGCCAGCACTGGTAGTTCCAAGTGCCATACCAAAACCAGTCCCCACGTTGCTCTGTATATACAGACCAGCATTGGTCACACTATCAGCGTCTTCTGTTGCCCCACTGCTTCCCGTACCCTTGAATACTGGTGCTGTACTTCCTGCTGAGGAAACGCTGTCAACCTCAATGTCTCCCACACCAATGACATCCAATCCGTGAAAGTCAGTGCCTGTCTGTCTGATGGTGACGGCTTCTACGCCCTCTGCCACAAGCATTATTTCATCGTCATATGCAGGGGCAGACCCCAAAATACCTCTGATATAAGTGTTAGTACCACCATCGAAGTATATTTTTGTGCCAGAAACCAAAGGAAAGCTAGTACCAATAACTGATCCCGTGGTTGTTATAGTTTGCTCAGTCGATATTGACCCAAACCCAGGGGCGATAGATCCAGTTGTTAATGCACCGACTCCCGTAATCTGGGTCTGGCTGGCATTGACAGATAATTGTCCAGTTGTTGCAGTCAAGCCAGTTGAGTTAATAGCCTCAACGAAAGTATGGATCGGCACATAGTTTGTGGAACCATCAGTAATGTCGTTAAATGCAAAGCCGTCATTCGCTACATCTAGAGTTACTGAGGTTGATAGATTGCTAAAATCGACAGACAAGGAAGGAGTGCCTGTTGTGGCCCCACCTGCTAGTCCAGAATCAGCGGCCGTAGTTATGCCCTCAATATCTCCACCTGTTGTTACCCAGGCCAATGTACCCGAACCTTGGTTTTCAAGAACTTGCCCTGATGATCCTACTCCTGCTGGGAAAGTCAATGTGTAGGTAGCT